ACGCAGTACACGCAGCAGACAGATCGAGAACGCAGAAGCACAGACCGGCCGACCTCAGTGGCTGATTTGTGCCCTGCGTGTCTCAAAGTCGCTCTGGCATTTTGGAAGGATTGCATTCAATATAGGGACCGGCAACCATGATCGAGGCGTTAAAAACACAGGTCGGCGGCGATCACTACCAGTCGATGAAAATACAGCCCGCCGAGTACATCCTCGCCAACGGGCTCGGACACTACGAAGCGGCCGCGATTGAATATATTAGCCGATGGCAGTCGAAGGGCGGCATCGCATCGCTTGAAAAGGCGCAGCAATGTTTGCAGATTCTTATTGATTATCGACGGCAGCAGGACGCACAGCCGCCAGACGTCGGGCATCAGGCGACCGTAGCCGCAGCCCGCCAAGCACAGCAGGAGGCACAACGCAATGCCGCATCCAAGCAAACGCAAGGGTAATCGCTACGAACGGGAGCTTGTCAATCAAGCCATCTCGTCAGGCGTACCGGCCAAGCGAGCCCCCGGCAGCAACGGCGAGGCAATCGGCGAACATGCCGAGGTCGATCTGATCGTTGGTGGATTTCGCGGTCAGGCTAAAATCCGCAAGGCCATCGCGTCGTACATTACCCCCTCCGAAAATGTCGATTTTCAGGTGATCCGCGAAAACGGGGGAACGTCCTACGTTGTGCTAGAATGGTTCGAGTTTTTGGACCTGATAAAATCGGACGGAATCACCGATGCAACGAGTCACAGTGAAATGGATCGACGCGGAGTGCCAAGAGGATCGCTGGAATGACATCGACGAAGCACGCGAGGCGTGCCTGGAAAACCTTGAACCGTGTTATACATCCGGCTACCTGCTCCATGAACACCCGCAACACGTTACCGTAACGCTTACGATTGGCGGCGACAGTTGCGGCCCACACCTGACAATTCCTCGCGGCTGTATAGTTGAGATCGTCAAACATGAAACTAACGGAAGCGATTGAAGCAGCCCGCCAGCACACCAACACGCCACTCGTGACGCGACTCGATAGCAAGGGTATTGCCGAGCTAAACGATCTGGCGAAAATGTACGCGGCCGGAGAGTTGCGGGGCGTGAGTTGGCACAAACTGGCCGAGCAGATGCGGCCGCGTTGGCGACAGAATCGGTTACAGGGCGAAACACTGAAACGGAACGTCAGAAGGCTTGCCGATGAGCTTGGAAAAAGCGGTGGCCGAGGCCGCCAAACAGACTCTCCCTAGCGAGAAATACGAGATTACGCACAAGGGCGACGAAACAAAAATTTGGTCAATCTCAACCGAAGTTCGCACAATGGATGAGGCGTTGGCGAAGGCTGAGATTGACATCGATTTATTCGAGGTGAAGGAATGCACGGTCAATAGCTACCAGATGCCATTGAAATTGCACGATCACGGCGAGGAAAGAATCCATCGAGAGGTTATGTGGCAGGTAAAAGTCGTGCTGCGACGCAAGGTGGCGAAGTGGCTAACCGATGGCATCGAGCAAGTCCACGAACGATTCAAAAAACATGCGCCAAAGTACACTGGCATGAGTCGGTTGAAAAGATTAAAAGACCCGCACCTTTATGAAATATCAATCTACGACACGCATTTCGGGAAGTTTGCTTGGTCAGAAGAAACTGGCGACAATTACGATCTAAAAATTGCAACTGAAATCTACCGGACAGCGTTTGCGGATCTACTGGCAAGAGCAAGCGGTTTTGAGATTGAAAGATTTTTGGTCCCGCTTGGCAACGATATGATGCACTTCGACAATTCATCGGCCACTACTACGGCAGGCACCCCGATGGGAGACTCTGCGGACAGCCGGTACGCAAAAGTTTTTGAAACATGCTTTGCCGTATGCGTCGAGCAGATTGACCGCATGGCAAACATCGCTCCGGTTGACGTTTTGCTTGTTCAAGGAAATCACGATAAACACGCAAGCTACCATCTATGCTACGCGCTCAAGCAGTTTTACCGCAACAATAAGCGAGTGGCGATTGACGCAATTTGGCGCAAGCGCAAGTACGTCCAATATGGCGTCAACCTTTTAGGCTTTGCCCACGGTGATGCGGTGCGTGACAAGTGGACTCGATTCCCCACGCTAATGGCAACCGAAGAACCAGATTTGTGGGCTGCATCGAAGCATCGAGAATTTCATCTGGGCCATGTTCATAGCCGGACAAAAAAGGAGATGCTGCCGGTTGCTGAACACGAAGGGGTGATTGTTCGGACTCTCCCCAGCCTATCGGCAACCGATCCCTGGCACTACGCGCACGGGTACACCAGCCGCAGAGCGGCGGAGAGTTACTTGTACAGCAAAACCGAAGGCTATGTTGGCCATTTCAGCGTAAACGCATCAACATAAAATGCCGGTTTGCGGTACTATAAAAAAAGCATCAACAGAACATCGGAGAATAGAAAAATGTCATGGTTACAAATTGCCGCCGTTGCTGGCGTCGCCGTGTTTGTGCTGGTCAGGCTTAACGTCTGGCAGTACATCAAACCGAGCAAAAAAAGCAAAGAGCCGCTAGAGTACACGCTCAAAGAACTGGCCCCGAAGTGTGACGCGATTGAAGATTTCAAAGCCTGGAAGCGACTGATTGACTTGGTGGCAAAGAATGAAACCGATTGACTATCTATTGATCCTGGCCGTGCTGGTGTTCGTGTTTTCGGGCAACGTGCTGCCGCCCGACAAGGCGGTGCTTGTTTACGAGTCGGAAGGGTACACGCCCCCGGCTGACGTTTCCGCTGTACTCAGCGAATCGGGGCTTGATACTCGCGTTGTCGATCAGGACGTTGTAACGGGCGACGGCAGAACACCCGCCGACGTTGCCCCCGCGATTGATGCCGCAAAAAAAAACGGCCTGCCCGCCGTCGTTTTGCTCCGTGGCGATACCGTCGTTGACGTTTTTAGCGTACCAGAGACAGCCGAAGCATTGCGGGAGGCGTTGGAATGAAGTCAAGAAACATGCCAACAATCGACACAATCAAGCAGTTCTGGTCGTCAAGGTTTTCAAAACCGTTTTGGTTGCACAGGAAACCATACCTCGGTTCTGAACTATTGCACGAAGATTTTTGCTGGGCGTGCGGGGTATCTGGATACCCGCTAGAGCGAGCGCACATCGTAGGAAGAACCCTAGTTAAAAGCGACGAAAAACGAGACAGCGAAAAGAACATTCATTTACTTTGCGTGTACTGCCATTGCGACAGCGAAGGAATGGGGCTGCATGAATACTTCAGGTGGTTCCGGGACCGGAAATTTGCGGAAGGCGTAAAGTCAGCAGAACATAAAATTATGACAGCGATCAGACAGCGAACAGATGATTGACCCAAAACTAATCGACGTAGAGTTTAAGTTTGACGGGCTGACGTATGACGCGCCCGAAGATCAACTTCTGGCCGCAGGTGCAAAGCAATTTCCCCGCGAGCTACTGATTGACCGCAGCGAATGGGACGACCGGATTGCCGAGTTAGACAAAACAAAACAATGGGCCGAGAACTACAGCGGCCGATTTACAGCACAAAATAACAGCCATGAATGTGTGGCTCACGCATCGTGTCAGTCGGCAATGGTCGCATTCAATCGACAATACAACGGCATGGAGCATGATGTATGGTTTTCGCCGCTGGCTCTTTATACGCGAGTTACAAACGGCAGGCGTTGGGGCGGGAGCAACGTAATCGACTCGATGTATGAGATGATTGAGAACGGCCTAATTCCTGACCACGACGGCCCCGCAGGAAAAAACACGCAGGCAAAAAAGTTCGAGCATACGCTACACGAAACGAGCGGCAGGACCGAGGACTGGTGGCCGACAAGCGGATGGGTAACACCGCGACAACTGCCCGACGGTTGGGAGGAAACAGCCAAACATTTCAAAGCGTTAGAGGTGTATACTATCCCATCACGCGAGGCCCACGCCTCCGCGTTGCTGCGTGGTTGGTGCATCTGCAACGGCAGGAACGGGCACTCAATTCCGCACGTTTCACTGGTCAAGGATGGCGGTCGGTATCTTTCAAAATACAAAGACAGCTATCGCGTCATGCGTTACGATAGCGAGCGACTGTGGGGCGGCGGGTTTGTAATCCGATCAATGACAATGTGGGACCGAACAAAATGAGAGGCAAGCGTATGGGAACGATTAGGAAGATTGTCGGTAACATTAAGAACATCCGAACGACGATCGTGGGCGTTGCGACTCTACTGGTTGCGGCAGGTACGGCGTTGGCAGCGTTTGCAGACGGCGACCGCACGACGGTACCCGACTGGCAAGCAGTCATAACGGCAGCGAGCAGCGTGGCAGCGAGTCTCTGGCTAATTTTGGGATCGAAAGACTGATGGGCAGATTCGAGGAACGGGCGGGCATCATCTTTTCGTTGATAACCAGCCTTATATTCATCGGTGCGGCGTTTGGTGTTGCTCAAACGCAGATCAATCACAACGCGGAATCGATCCGAACTTACGAAGAGGATCACGACCGACTCATCGCCATCGAGCAAGACGTGAGGTGGATACGCAACCGCATGGCCCGCGATGAACGCCTCGGCCTTTCGCCTCGATTCGGGCCGGTGCCAGGGAACAATCCACCGAAAGGGACAGAATGAGCGTCGTCGTACACAAGCAAACATTCCAGCGAATCGCCTCAGCCAACACAGCAGAGCATCGCGGCGGCGACTGGTGGATCAATCCAACCGAGCCTAATTGCGACCGCAAGTATTGGAAAAACGACAACGGCACGCTTGCCGAGATGACAGCGGCAGAAAAGCAGCAGCGTGACGAAGCCGACCTGATCGCGGCAAAGAAAGAACGCAAGGCCGAGGTGCAGGCAGAACTCAAAGAATATATCGAGCGAGCCTACAGCGAGGACGAGCAGCGGGATTTTCTACTTTTGCTCTGGTTGGCAAGCGAGCAAGCAAACCAGGACGCGAAAGGCTACATTTATCCGCTGATCGCGTGGGTGCAAAACGGTCAGACGTTAATGCGAGAAGCCAAACAACGGATCGAGGACGCGGCAGACATCGAGGCGGTGCAGGCGGCAGGGTACGATTACGAAGCGTTCTACTTTTGGCACCAAACCATGCCCGACGTAACAACTCAGCGAGCGGGGGAGATTATCGATGGCGCGTAACTTTACGATTTCGCTCCCTGCTACGGCGTTCGGACCTTTGCAGGGCGGTCTAACCGCTGCAACGATTACAAGCCAAGCGGTGACGAACAGCCACCGCGTCGCGTGGGCCTGCGACGATACAACGGCAGAAGGCGCGGCGAGTGTTCCGTTTGTGTGCCCTGACGAATACACCGGCAGCGGGACGCTCAAGGCAAAAGTCTTTTTTGCCAGCGGAACGCAGAACAGCGGCTCGGCCGTGTTCGCTGTCAATGTTGAGGCGATCACGCCAGGCGATACGCTAAACGTCACAACCGCCGACGGTTTCGATTCCAGCAACACCGGGACAACGGACCTGAGCGGCAGCACGGCGGGCGACCTATTGGCGCAGACGGTAACGCTTACCAATAAAGACAGCGTAGCGGCGGGCGATCAGATGCGGATTGCGTTCCTGCGAAACGTGGGCACCGATAGCGTGTCGGATGATCTTTACGTTTACCTGGTCGAGTTGTTTGAGGAAACGTAATGGCGGTTGATCTCAACGGATCAAATCAGTATTTCACTAAAACGGTCTCTCTGTTTTCTGGAACCAGTACCAGTTACAACTGGACGCTGGTAGCGTGGTGCCGACCGGACGACCGGCACGAAGGCACCATGATCGGAGCGGATCAAGGGACTGGCAGCAACGGCCGGTTCTCGTTGTTCAGTCGGAACGTCGGTCGGTTTGCGTTACGCAGAAAGAGCGGTTTTATCCAGGAGCCGAGTGCGTCATATTCAAACGGCAATACAGACTGGTTTCATGTTGCGGGCACCTGGCGATACGCCTACAGGGAACTCTACGTCGACGGAGCAAGCCGAGTCACACAAAGCAGCAACATCAGCCTTGACCCTGCGAAGGCGACGAACTTTTATATCGGCCGCGACCACAGCGGAAAATACTGGAACGGCAAGCTGGCGGAGTGTGCAGCTTATAGCGTCATCCTGACAGCGGCAGAAATCGCAACGCTGGCGGCTGGATTCTCTCCGTTATTTGTTCGCCCCGACAAATTGATTGGCTACTGGCCGTTGGGCGGGACGCTTACCGCCGCAACATCAGGCGACGACGTAACGGGAACGGATGGCGACCTGACCGCGTTTAATTCGCCTGCTAAGTTTAGCCAGCCCTATCAGGTCTGGCCGACTGCGCAGCAGAATATAATTTACCCTCTCGCACCCGCACCGATCATTCCAGGCCAGGGCCACGACTACGCTGTTCCCGATTCTTTGTTAGACTACGCGAGCAACAGCCGAAGCGATTACACTACGCCACGCCAGGCGGCAGACTACGGAGTACCGAGCGATGGGACTTGATGAAAGCCTAGACCCCCGAGAACGCCAGACTATACGAGCCGGAGACACCGACGGCGTGCGGGTATCATATGCCGATTACCTACGATCTGGCGAAACCCTGAGCAGCATATCGAGTATCGAGATTACAGGCACAAGCACGAACATATCGGTGAGTAGTGCAGCAGTCTCAACGGGTGTTCTGACTATCCTTGGAACATCAGTCGCAGCATCCGAGGCGGTGACGTTTACCGTGGCAGCAACGACCGCAGCAACGGCGGGTCTATATCAGGTGACACTGACCACGGCGACCAGCGACAGCCGAACAGCCAAGCGGCGGCTCGGTATCAATGTTGTAACGTGAAAACATTTTGTAACCGCCCAGGATGTAACAAGATCATCGAGGGTCCCGGCCGCTGCGATCAATGCAGCAAGGACGGGCAGACGATCCGCAGGCAAAGCGTCAGATATAAAAACGATGCTCGGTTCTATGCTTCTGCGTCATGGCAGACCCTTCGAAAGTCGCACCTCGATCGGCAGCCGCTCTGTGTTCACTGCGAGTCGAAGGGCATCACAACAGCAGGGCAGCATGTAGACCACATCGTACCGCGTTCTAGCCGCCCTGACCTTGAGCTGTGCGCCGATAATCTCCAAACGCTCTGCATCCCATGCCATTCTAGGAAAACGCTCAGAGAGCAAAATTAGGACGCAGGGAGGGGCCAAAAATCCTAGAGGTCGGCCGAAATGATGAA